ATTAAAAGGCAAGGATTTCGCTAAAGTAGGTAAAATAGAGAACATACATGAACATCTACAAGAAATTAATCGTGGTGCTGGAGTAAAGAAAAGTAAAAAGACTTATACTAGAAAAGATAAACATAAAAGGAGATTATATTAAGGAGGTGTTGATATGAGTATAGAAGAATTAAAAGATTTATTACATAAGTTAGACTCCAATGAAGTATGTGAATTATTATCTAATAAACAATGTGAGAAATGCTTTTGTTACACTAAAGAAAAAGAATGTGTCATTAAAATATTTAGCGAGGGAATGTTAAATGAAATAGGAAATAAATAAGGAGGTAGTTTATATGAATGATTATGAATATTGGCTAAGTTGTTGGACTATGAATGGAGAGAAGAAGTACATCAAAGTATCCAAGAGAGATAGATTTGGACAAAGTGAATGGATTGATATGGTAGTAACTGAAGAAGAAATAAAAATTGCCATAAAAAAATTAAAAAAATTAATCAATACGGAGGAATAAAAAGGTATAAAATATCAATTTTCCTAAAAATTATATAAATCATAAATAAAAATAATTAATAAAAAGGAGAAATATTAATATGATAAAATTAATAACTAATGGTAGTTTAAAAGTAGTGAAAGTTTATAATACAATATACTCTGCAAGAATGGATTTAAGACAAAGAGATAGAGAAAAATACTTAGTTGAATATTGTGATAAAATATATGGTATCGGTAAATTTTTTGAGTTAATAGAAGGAGGTGAAGAGAAATGAATTTAAAAGATTTGATTATAAGATGTATTATTATAATCTTATCTCTAGTATTAATTTTTCGAGTAGAATTTGTAACTCCTTATGTAGTAGTTTTAGTATCATTAATGATAGGAGAGATAATATATAGTTTAAGATATAAAAAATAAATTCATAGGTAATTATTACAACTTAATTGTTAATACAACAATATAAGGGGTGATTAAAATGTAGTGTATAAGAAGTATTTAATAAAATATTAAATAAGGAGGGGTAATTATGAAAAAGAAAAAATTATGGTTAGTATATGTTGAATTTGGTGGAGATATGGAATGTTATGAATGTTTATACATATTACATAGATTATGCAGAGGTAATACTAAAGAAGAAGTTTTAGAGGCTTATCAAGAATATTTTGACGGTGATATATCAGACGGAACTATGAGTGGTAGACCTATTAATATGATAGAAATTCCCGAAGTTGCAGAAGGTGATTGGGGAGAATTAAAAATAGTTAAATTTAAACATTAATAAAAATAACAAATATAAAAATAATTAATAAAAAGGAGAGATGGTGATTGAGATATATCATAATGAGGAACATAAGAGAAGAGTAATTGAAAGAGGAGATGGTTATGAATATATTGGAAGTTACAAATATAAAGAAGTAACTTTAGATGGTAATAAATCAAAATCACACATAAGAGTTAAATGTCCTTATTGTAGTAAAGAATATGATGTAAGGCTAGACCATTTTGATAATGGAGTTAAATGTAGTCATTGTTGTAATTCATATGAAAATTCTTTTGCTTATTATATTCAACAAGAATTACAAGAACCACTCAATAAATATTGGGATTGGGAGAAAAATACAGTTAATCCTTATTGTGTAACTCCTCAAAGTAATAAAAAAGTATATATAAAATGTGATAAAACCGATTATCATAATAGTTATAAAACAACATTATATCATTTTTATAAAGGTGATAGATGTCCATATTGTAGTACTAGGCATGGTGAAGTACATCCTAAAGATTCATTTGGACAATGGTTAATTAATACTTATGGAGAAGACGCAATAAAAAAATATTGGTCACCTAAAAATAAATTAGACCCTTTTCAAATTACTAAAGCTAATACTAAAAGAATTTATATATATTGTCAGAATAAAGATTATCATAATGATAAAGGAGGTTACACTACAACTCCACAACGATTTTATCATGGAAATAGATGTATATATTGTCATACTTTTAAAGTGCATCCATTGGATAGTTTCGGAAGTCTGTATCCAGACAAATCTAAATATTGGAGTAAAAATAATAAAAAATCACCTTTTGAAGTTTCACCTATGAGTAATAAAAAATATAAGTTTATATGTGAAAAATGTGGTAAAGAATTTGAAAGAAGTTTAAATAGTTTAAATCGTAAAGAAATTGGTGTAGTTTGTAGAGATTGTAATTCTTCTCAAGTAATATAATGAAGTGGTTAGATAAAAATAACATAATGTATATACACGATAAATCATATTTCGACGATTTAATTGGATGTGGGAATGGATTATTAAAACCAGACTTTATTTTACCTAATGAAAGAATATGGATAGAGTATGACGGAGAATTCCATTATAATAAAATTTATGAAAATGATAGTTATGATATAATCCAAGAACATGATAAACGCAAAGATGAATACGCAAAAGAACATAATTGGAAATTAATAAGAATTCCATATTGGGAATTTGATAACATAGAAGAAATATTAGAAAAAGAAATAAATAAAAATAATTAATAAAGGAGAGATGTGTATATGACAAGATTTACTATGATTGGAAAATTATCAATAGCAGGAGATAGACCAAATAAACCAGCGTTTAGTGATAAGCTATT